ATAACCCCGGCCTCCAAACACAATAACCAGTGGCCTCAAAAGCTACGAATATTCAATAAGTGCGTATAAAGCCGTATAAAGCAATCTAAAAGCCCCACAATTGTGGGGCTTTGCTGTTTTCAGAGGCTGTTCACTGCGTTGTAGAATTCCTGCGCGTCTTCGGTTTTCTTGAATTTCAATGGCAGTGAGCGCAGCGCGCTGTATTTCCATGTGACGGTGCGCTTCCTCAACACCACGCCCTGCAGGTCGCTCACCTGGTATGCCTCGGTCTTCTTATACCGGTGCAGGTACGTCGTGCAGACATCCAATTCCAGACGATTGGCATACAGGCGGACACCCATAAACAGCGGATCGTCAAGCCTTTCGCACGTGTAGATCGCGCCCGGTGCGGGCTGTGGTCTCTTCGCCATGATTGCTCCCTTCTTCTTTTCTCCTTGATTCCGTCTCTCAAATGATGCAGACTCGCTCAGACATTGCCAGTCGGAAGTCTCCGAGCACCTGCTGGGTCACCTCCAGTTCCTGGGAGATGTTCCACGAATTCCCTTCGTACATTTGTTCTAGCATGCCGTAGTGGAGTGGGTCTATCAGCGTCAAGGCGGTTTCGCGTCTCGCCCTATGCTCCTCGCGACTCCGTGCCTCATGGTCACATGACGTGTCGCCGTGCCGCCAATGCAACAGCTCGTGCACCAACGTGCAGCGTTTCGCCGCATAAGTGAGCCGACGATCAATCAGGATGACGCGGTTTTCATTGTCGTAGCAGCCCCACAATCCGTCCGGCAGGATGGCGCTGGATACGGTGACGGGCAGGCCGATGATCGCGCGGCGCATGGCCCCGTATGTCATGCGCCGGTCGATCGGCAGGTCAGGCAGGCTCGTCGTAATCCGGCCCAGCCTCTCCATTGATGGCCTCCTGCTTGCCCGCTGTGTTATAGGCGGCAAGGCCATAACCGCCTGCCTGCGCTTTCCTCTCGGCGGCTTCGACCGCGTGACGCTGAGAGTTCATCACGATATCGCCAGGAGAGATTCCTGTCACTTGGCTGATGCGTTCCAGATCTCCGATATTCAGAGGGCGGCTAAGGTTCGCGTGCTTGTACCAGTAGTCGCGGCTGAAGCCGCAGGCCTTGGCGAAATCGGCGACAGTCATACCGCTGGCTTTTTGGAGTCTGATGCACTCGCGCATGATCTGTGTGGCGAGTGGTGTCATTTCGTTTGCTTTGCTTCCCATGTCTCCAGTATAGCCAATTAAATACCAACTTGTGCGCGAATTGTGAAGATGTATGCAATTGAAGACATGAATGTAGTTAATTAAATACACTATGAAATGTCGAAAGGAAAACCGAGATGTTGAGCACCAAGAAGACCAAGACCCCCGACCACTACCCATGCGGCCACATGCGCGGCCCCGGCTGGCACGACTGGCGCGCATGCCTCACCCACCAAGGCGTCGAGGAGACTGAATGGCCGGTCTGATAGACACGTCAAGCAGGAACCTCGCCGCCGAACTGGTCAGACACCGCAAGACGCGCGGAGACTTGGCGAAGGCATGGGGCTGCGCGCTCAACACCGTCGATAGGCGGCTTGACGGTAGCATCCCGCTGACAATCAAGGAAATCGAAGAAGCCGCTCCGGTGTTCGATATGGACTCAACGCAACTCGTCATGCTCCTCATCCAGCCAATCGACAGCATCAAACAATTCAAAGCCTAAAGGAAACCGAACATGAGCCAGCAACTGTTGAACCCGCCGGCACCGCCGATCATCATCCCTTACGGCAACACCCCATACGCCCTGCAACTCACCAGCGACGGCGGCACCAAACTCATACAACTCAACGCCACCGGACACACCACGCTCGATGCGGCCGAGCTAAGGAGGTGATTGTGGTGACAATTCTGTTCTACCGAGCCAACAGGTGCATGGTTGTCAGTCCTGTTGAGGATTTTCGTCGAGTGTTGGATATGCCAACTCCGAGTGTTCCAGGAGAACCTCGTCCACGAAATAACGCACTTCAACGTCTGTGGAACCGTATCCGAGGTCGTCGCTCCACTTCCTCATATATTCCCAGACAGCGCGTTTTTCCCGGATGTCCAGAAGACGCCGTGCTGGCAATCGATATGGCAGGAGGATGCGTCTGGATACGTGGGACTTCTCCAAACGGGTGGGTTCCTCTAGATATTCCAGGGTTACACGCACGGATTCCCGAGCAGTTTCGGAGGTCGGAAGAATGATCGCCACAAAAGCCTCTCCGGGTTTTAGCAGGGCCACGTCTTCCACTACCTCGAATCCCCTCTCATATTGCGGGCCTTCGAGCATCATGAGGACTTCGCAGGAATCGTCACTCGACAGTTTGATCGCGTGCGCGGTTCCGTCTCCATCGTTCCGCCAGTCAACGAACAATGTGGGACGTCTAAACCCGCATATCGCGATCAAAGGCACAAGTCGTTTATCGGCATGCCGAAGAACGCCTTCTCGCGGATTGATAGCGACTCTTCCGCGAGTATGCCAAGGCCACCAGATGGTCACTCCAGTAAGGATTGCAGACGCAATGGCAGCGATAATCGCGACCACGACACCGGCCCATGTGGCCACGACGGACGAATCCATAACCCACCAGCTTCCACGACAAAGGAACGACCAATGAGCACAACAGTACAGCAGAAGCACACCGACGGATGGGCGGTGGAGGCGGCTATGCATACCGGAAATTCTAAGCAAAGAGGTGGAGTGATGGATTCGACGATGTTGACGCCGACGCTCCACGAACCCGCGTGCCTGCTGCTCGCATCAAGCGGCTTCTACATCCGCATCAACGAGGACGGCAGCGCCAGCCTCGTGGACGGCATCCAAGACATCACCCTCGCAGACTTCACGCCAGCGGAAATCGAAGACATCGCCTACGGGCTCAACGACAAGGTGGGAAACACAAGATGAGCTGGATGGACGACGGAGGCTTCGAAATCAAGACATTCGCCACAAACAGGGCGACGATGGCCCGAATGAGCTTCTGCACCTCGGACGGCAACTTCGACGCCATCCTGAGCAAGACCGACGTGCAACGCATCCGCCGCGAATGCAATCGAATCCTCAAGGAACTGGAGGCAGACAAATGAACGCATATCAGCCAGTTCTTGACCCTGCTTGCGGCGGGCGAATGTTCTGGTTCGACAAGTCAGACAGCCGTGTGCTCTTCGGTGACGTGCGCGACGAAAGTTGGGAACTATGTGACGGACGCAGATTCGAGGTCAGACCGGACATGCTGATGGACTACCGCGATCTGCCGTTCCCTGACGAGACGTTCCGCATGGTCGTGCTCGACCCACCGCACCTGCGCAATGCGGGAGAGGCGAGCTACATGGCGCAGAAATACGGATGTCTCGACCGAGAGACATGGCAAACAGACATCAAGACCATGTTCGGCGAGTGTTTCCGCGTCCTGAAAGAGCATGGCGTGTTGATTCTCAAATGGAATGAGACACAGATACCCGTCTCTCAGATTCTCAAGCTCACCACGTGCAAGCCGCTTTTCGGCAACAAACAGCCGAACCGCACCGGAACACATTGGATTGTTTTCATGAAGGAGATCGACAATGACCGAAGGATTTGATTTTAGCAACACGAAACCGAACTACACGCTCCGCCGCGTCAAGACCCTGATCGCCATCATCGCCTGCACCGCATCGGCGACACTGCTGTTCACGTGGCGGACGGCGGACTCGACGGCCGCCACCGTCCTCGCCGGCATCATCTACCTGCTGACCGGCCTATGGCTGACCGTGCGGTTCGCGCCACGCGACTAGGACTCCACGCCAGCCGACAGTCCAACGAGACAAACCGATCAGGGGCGTTTCGCGGGCATCCACGTTCACCCTGTCGGCGCATTGGCTGGGCGACGGTTCGCCCGCCCACGGATTCCATTCCTCTTCTCTCTCTATCAAGAAACGCGGGCACTCCGGTACCTGCAAACCCTTTCAAGTCCGCCTGACGGTTTTTCACTCGCCGTCGGCCGCGCCACCGGCAGCCAGCATACTCAGCATGCTCCAACAGTCAAAGGGGCGTTCAGGAATCCAAGGACGGCATCGGTCCGACTCCAATGCCAGCCACTCAGCCCCATCCACTCGTCAGGACGGGGCCCACAACTTGCAACAAGCAAAGGAAAAACAATGAGCGACAACCTCAACCACATCAACGCACGCATCGGAGGTGAAGCATGAGCACGATACGCTACATCAGCCTGTTCAGCGGAATCGAAGCCGCCACCGTCGCATGGCACCAGCTCGGGTGGAAGCCAATCGCATACGCGGAAATCGAACCATTCCCCAAAGCCGTGCTCAGACAACACTATCCGGAAGTACCAGATTTAGGAGACATGACCAAAGTTGACTGGAAACAATACCACCATGCGGCAGATGTCGTTGTGGGAGGAAGCCCCTGCCAGGCATTCAGCATCGCCGGACTCAGGAAGGCTCTGGACGATCCACGCGGCCAGCTCATGCTCGAATATCTCCGAGCTTGCGCAGAAATTGATCCGGAATGGATCGTCTGGGAGAACGTGCCCGGCGTACTGTCGGCTGAACGCGGACGGGCTTTCCAGTCGCTCCTTGAAGCCGTGGCCGAACTCTGGCCTGATGGGGGGGCGGCATGGAGAGTGCTGGACGCTCAGTTCTTCGGTGTGGCCCAACGACGCGAGCGTGTGTTCCTTGTCATCAACACTAGAGACTGGCGACGTGCCGCCCCGGTTCTTTTTGAGCGCGAAAGCCTGTGCTGGGATCATCAGTCGAGCAGAGAGAAGAGGAAAAGCCTTGCCGGAGGAACTGCTGGCGGCGTTGGAAACGCAGATTCAGGCATTGGAAACTTGACCCACGGTGAGAACCAGTCTCGAAGAGTGCACTCGTCTAACGGAATCGCCCCGACATTGCAGGCTCGTGAGAACGGTGGGCAGGATCAGTCGGCTGTCATGCTGGACTTCCACCAGCAGGATGGAAGGTTCAAGGTCAGTGAACATCCGGACCTGTCAAACACTCTCACCTCTCACATGGGAACCGGTGGGAACAATGTCCCACTTGTGAAAGCGTTCAAATGGAATCAAGGGGAACGCTCGCGCAGCCTGGCGATCGGCGATGTGAGTCCGACATTGAGCACCGACCATAATCCAGCCGTCTACGAGGTGGCAGGAAACATCATCGGTCGTGGACAAATGAACGGCGGGCACCAGCTTGGTGTTGCCGACCCGGACGAAAACGGCGCTTTCACATTGACTTCCACTGATAGACATGCGGTGGCTGAAATCGAGAGAGAGGTGATGTGCCGGGCGGACAGCCAGGCGAACGCGGCACGGTGCTTTAATCTTGCGCCGACACTGATGGCGCATGCGGGGAAAGACGCCCCATTCATCTATCCGACAGCTGATGGGAGAGACTAATGGCCCTTACCTTCAAAATACGCGGAGGCGGAACAGGGGGGGGTAAGGGATTCCTGGGACAGGAAGAGCTTTCCGCCACACTCAGCACACACAACGACCAGTTTCTACATACGGAGGATTCACATATGGATGGGTTAACCGTCAGAAGACTAACCCCGTTGGAATGCGAACGGCTTCAAGGCTTCCCTGATGGGTGGACTGACATTCAATGGCGCGGCAGGGAGCACGCGCCGGACGGGCCACGTTACAAGGCGTTGGGGAATTCAATGGCCGTTCCGGTCATGAGATGGATCGGTGAAGGAATTCAACTCGTTGAAGACAACAAGGAACTTTTCAAGAAGGAAACCACATCATGAACGAAAACAAACCACAGGTGGCAACATGGGGGCTCTGCGTCGACATCGACCCCGACAACCCGGAATCCGACCCCGCGCTCATCTGCACACTCGACATGCCGCTGGACGCACTCACAGGCGGCCTGATCGGCGTCCACTTGGCCGGCAACATGCGCGAGGCCACCGCGCTTGCCGCCCGAGTCGCATGCCAGGCCATCGACAAGGCGCTCAAACGTCACATCGAAGGAGGCGGCGACACCCCGGAAATGCTCACCGGCCTCCATATCGACCCGATGGGCGACATTCGGGACGCCCGGTCATGACCGATCTGCTCACGCCAGCCGAACTGGCCTCCATGCTCGACATGAGCCCACGCACCCTCGCCAACTGGCGGAGCACCGGCAAAGGCCCGCCATATCTGAAAATCGGTGTGGAACCGCCCGAAGGCCATCAGGACAGGCGCAAAGTCAGATACCAACGTCAAACAGCGGAAAAGTGGGCCTTAGCACACAAGTACCAGAGAACGGTGGCGAGATGAAAAACGACATGTTCATCCCAGCGACACGGATCCGAAGCAGTCCAGACGTCAAAAACGACAGGAAAGCACGCGTCGACACTGGCAAACCGACCCTCACACAGCGGGGAATCGACGTGGACAGGTTCATCCGCGAAAACCACGCGCTCATCGAAAGACTCAGAAAGGGGACGAATTGAAACACGAATACACGGACGGCGAGCTCGCCGAACTGAAAAGCATTTACGACGAGTCGGGCGAGGCCGGTCTCGGCATCACGGAAATGCGGGCGTTACGCAAGGCCGGACTCCTCACGAATGGCCTTCCGTCGAAACCGGAAGAACCGTCGAAACCGGAAGCGCCGTCGAAACGAGACCTCATCCTCGCGCACTGCAAGAAACGCATCGACCAAGGCCAAACGTTCGACGGCAAGGAAACAGCCGAAGCGCTCGGCATGAGCCAGAAAACGGTCGGCAACATTCTCGGCCAACTCCGCAAGGAAGGACTATTGCCGACCTACGACAAGCATTCACCACGCAAGACAACCACAACCGGAAAGAAGAAAGAAACCATGACCACCACACAGAAACTCACAGCGACCAACATCGCCGCAGAGAAACTCACGCCGATCTGCATCACCGCCGGAAACATCAGCGGCAGGCCACAAGCCACAGCCGATCCACGCGCCATCATCTCCAACGCATTGACCGGCATTTTCGACGCCATCAGCGCTCTGCAGCGGACCGCGTTCCAAACCAACGACAAAGTGGTCTACGGATTCGCCACCAAGATGCTGAACGGCGAATTGATGGACCTGAAAGCCAACTACAGCAAGGACACAAAATGAAGCTCCATTTCAATAGCGAGAGTGGCGTTTTCACCATCAAGCCGGAGTCCAGGGCGGAAATCACCAAGCTCAGGACGTCCGCGTTGGATATCGCCAAGCTGCTGGTCGATTATTTCGACGCCGACATCATCAAAGCAGACATGTACAAGCCAAGCAATCAGCAGGGAGCCTGAAATGAAGCGTATCCCACTCAAGGACACGGAACGCTACACGATCGAACGGTTCCAGCAGTGCAAGCTGCTGAACAGCGAATTGATGGACCTCAAGGCCAACTACAGCAAGGAAAACAAGTAATGGACAAGAAAACCCTCAACGAAATCACCGAAAAATACGACAACACCAGCCCGGACCAACTCCGCGCCGACCTCGCAGTGCTCACGGCCATCAACAAGCGCAGCGGCGAAATCCTCAAAATCATCAAAACCGCATGGGAACACGACCACGATGGTGGAGACAAGGAAACCGTCAACATCGCAGGCGTCGAAGCCGGAGAAATCAGCCTCGGCAAAGGCGGCAACGGCAAATACACGGTAACCGACGAACGAGCCTACGGCGCATTATTGCACGACAACGATTTCATGATTCCAGGCGGAAAGCCGGCAGCCGAACAAGTCTGGATGCCAAGACGCGAAGCAATGGGCGCGAAATACCTCGAAGACATGATCCGCGACCACGGCGGCGAACTGCCGGACGGCGTGGAATGGAAGCCGGGAAGGCCGGGCGTGGTCACGTTCCGCGGCACGCGCGGCTTCGTGGACAAGCTGTTCAGCGCGGAACTCGCACCAACCATCATGCACCTACTGCTCACTGACGGATCGGAAAACAACACCGGGAAGGAAACCAAGGAATGAGCAACGAACTCACCATCCAAGACAATCAGGACGTATTCACGCAACGGCAACTGGCGGCGTTGGCTCAGATCGGCGTACAGGGAGCCACGCCAGCCGACCTTGCCGTGTTCCTCCACCAATGCCAGCGCACCGGCCTTGACCCGTTCAACCGCCAGATCTACATGATAAACCGCCGTCAAAAAGACCAGGACGGCAATTATATGCTGAAGCAGACCATCCAAGTCGGCATCGATGGTTTCCGTACCATCGCGCGTCGCGCGGCGGACCGTAACCACGAGCTGTTCAGCGAGCCGGAAACCCTCTGGTGCGGCGAGGATGGCGTCTGGCATGACGTGTGGATCGCGCCGACCCCTCCGGTCGCAGCGAAGGTCACGGTCCGCCGTGGCGAAGGCGAGTTCACCGGCGTGGCCCTCTATCGCGAATACGTCGGAACCCGGTTCGACAAGTCAACTCAACGTCATGTGCCGAACAGCATGTGGGTTTCCAAACCAGCCACGATGATCGCGAAATGCGCGGAAGCGTTGGCATTGCGCAAGGCATTCCCACAGGATTTAAGTGGCCTGTACACGGCTGATGAAACCGACATCGTGGAAGAGGAAGCCGCAGTCAGAAAAAGCTATGGCAGTCGCGCTAGACAGCGGAATCACGACGAACAGACCGAGCGGCAGCCGCAGTCTTGCACGCCTGAACAGGCTGACGCCATCTTCACCATGCTGCGTGATTGCGGTGTCGCGTCGAACGATGAAGCCGAGCAAGTGCTGCACCAGCTGACCGGCAAGCATGGGTTGACACCACGACTGGTCGGCCGACAGGACGCGGACAATCTGCTCGCAGACCCTGATTTCGTTAAACGGAAAATCATGCAGGCATTGCAGGAAATCCGCAAACCACAGCCGGAACAGGTGGAAGTCGTTGACACGACCACCGCCGAACAGGAAAACACTGATAGCAAGGAGGCCGAGTGATGGCCGGTGAGACCGTTATCACGATCGTCGGCAATCTGACCGCCGACCCGGAATTGCGCACGACCAGCAATGGTGGTGCGGTGGCGAATTTCAGCATCGCGGCCACTCCGCGCGTCTATGACAGGCAGTCCGACCAGTGGGTGGACGGGGATGCGTTGTTCCTGCGCTGCACCGCGTGGCGTGACTTGGCCGAGCATTGCGCCAACAGTCTCGCGAAAGGCATGCGCGTGATCGCGCAAGGCCGTTTGCAGCAGCGCTCCTATCAGGCGCAGGACGGCTCCAACCGCACGGTCATCGAATTGCAGGTGGACGAGATCGGCCCGTCCCTGCGTTATGCGACGGCTCAGGTGCGGAAGATGCAGTCAGGCGGATACCAGGGCGGCAACGCCAATGGCGGCTATCAGCAGCCGCAGGCTCCGGCCGATGATCCGTGGAGCACGCCAGCCGAAGAGTCTGAGTTCTGATGCGCGAATGGATAGAGCCGCCGGACGTCGAACCGGTATGCCCGAAGCATGGGTGCGCGTTGTATCCGGCGCGCCCCATCCCATGCCCCGAATGCGAGATCGAAGCCGAGGAACAGGAGGCCGACCAATGAGCGGCAAGTCACGCAAGCGCAGTCGCAGGACAGCGAAGGACAATGGCACCCGCATGGAGAGCGCCGTGGAATCCTACTTGCAGTGGGCATTGGACGACCTGCGCGTACAACGCCTCCGTTTGCACGGGAGCAAGGACGTGGGCGACATCGGCAACGTGTTTTTCCACGGCCGGCCCGTGTGCATCGAGGTGAAATGGACGCAGACCATGAACGCGCCGCAGCATATGCGCGAGGCCATCCGAGAAGCCGGAAACATGGACTCGCCATACCCGTGGGTCGTCCAGAAAAAAGCGGACGTCGGACTTACCTCGATCAACAAGCTGGGCCAACAGCACGCCTACACGACACCGGAAACATTGGACGCGATGCTCGCCCTATCGCCACCGCACATACAGGCGATCATCAAACCCGAACCACTCGGACGGAAGAAAAACATGCGACTGATCACCTTGCAGGAGTTCGCCATGATGCTAAACGACGGCCTCTCGCTTGGCCCAGATAGGGAGGACTGGTGACCATGCCGCGCAAACCATCCGGCAAGACCATTTTCGCAATCCTACTCGCGGTCACACTCGTGGCCGCACCATTAAGCATTTACATCGCGCAAGGAATGTGGCAATGAACGACGTGAATGAATCATTGACGGACTGGCTGACGCTGCCCGTGAGCACGCTCGCCGGGCATAGGGCGATAGTCCAACTCGACGAGGGCACGATCATCGACGGGTATCTGGTATACGCACCGTCGAAGCTTCGTAAGGAGCTACGAGGCGCGACGGAAGGAATCCGCGAATCATTGACGGTCGAAGGCGTGTATCAGCCGGTAATCGTCAGCGTGAATGCCGGTGAGAAACATCTGGCCAATGGCGTGAAAGCTGTGAACGTCCTTAAGGAGATGAGCGCATGAGCGTGCTATACCACGGTGGGGTTCCAGACCTGAACCCCGGTGACATCATCGAACCGGGGCACGGTCGGGACAATTACGACGATTGCCCCATCTGCCGTGCCAGACGCGAAAAAGGAGCGTCGGCCATCGAAGGCACCGGCCACCCGGAACAGGTGTACTGCACCGGATACCGTGACTACGCCGCACTCTACGCGTCAATGTACGGCAAAGGCGACGTGTATCAGGTGCGCCCGGTCGGGGAACTCGAAGCATCCATCGACGAGGATTTCGACGGCTGCTACCGGTGCGACCGGCTGGTGGTTGTCAGGGTTGTCGAAAGACACGTCACCCTCACTGCGAAACGTCGCCGGAAGGTCATCCGGCTCATGCAGCGGTTGGAGGGTGGCATATGCCTGAACCCGCTGCCACGAAACGCCACCCCGGAAATGATCGAACGTTGGGCGGCACGAGAATACGCCGACATGCGGCACATCATGCGCGAAGCCGAAAGGAGCATCAAATGAGCATCAGAACAACCTACTTGGCGACATGCGACTACCCGGACTGTATCACATACGACGACTGGGACGACAGCAGTGAGGACAGCCACCCGCAGGTTGGCGACTATGGTGTGGCCGTCCGAGAGACCTACGACGGTCAGGAGGAGATACCGTTCCACATCGAACGGGAGGAGCATACCGGACTTCCGGTGGCGCTTCTGAACGTCGGACTGTATGCGAAACCGGAAGACGACATCGACGACGGACAGTACGTGAGCCTGTTCCAACTCTATCTCGACGGCTATATGTTGACTCGGACGGGACGAAAGCGGAACAAAGACATGGAGGAATAGTCATGTGGTTCAAGCGAAAGCACAGTGAATACGGGTGTCCAATGTGCGGCAGACTACCCGTCCTCGTGGAAGGGGAAACAGAGAAATACTGTGAAACCCGCAAAGCCGTGGCAACAACAACCATATACCGGCTCCAATGCCCCGGAAGGCACCTCTCTACAAACTGGTACATCGACCCTATGAGCGCGAGCATCAACTGGAAACACGTCGTGGACGAATACAAGAGGAAGGACACGAAATGAGCGCAGCGGAAACCGATGAAAGAACACTGCCTATGACTGATACGCACTATGCGGTCAGCATCAGGAGAATCTACGACGCGCATACCGACATGCTCAAGGGGTACAAGCTGATCCTCTGGGAAATGCAGGAAAAAGCCCGGATAGCTGTAGCGGTACGCGACTATCCGACCGGAATGCTCGAACCGATACCGCAACAAACGTTGGATGATGCTGACACGTTAGCACGCATATTCCAATGCAAGAACTACAGGAACGACGAAACGGAGATGTGGGAATGAGCAGGGCTGATACCACCGCCATGCTGTCCGAGCTGGTGGAGAAGCGTCTGAGGAATCAGACCGCTTTTTGGGCGAGCGAGGTCAATTTCGACCGGAACACGCCTGAAGAGCGGCGAGTGGATTACGTGGGCTTCACCCCGTGGAACATCAATGGCGAGCCGGTGCCCGCAAGCGTGGAGAAAGGCTGCTTCGAGTTCTACGAGGTCAAGTCATGCATGGCTGACTTCAAGAGCGGCAACGGCCTGACGTTCTACGGCGACCAGAACTACCTGGTCTGCACGAAGGAACTGTGCGCCGATCTGGTCATGGGCAAGATGGTGCCCGAGCGCGTGAACGCGATCCTGACCCCCGATTCGACCGGCTCGAAACTGATTCTCGGACACGTGCAGTCCTACAACGACCGGTCATACAGGCGACGTCCCGCAAGCGAAATCCTGTGGGCAATGGTCAAAGCGAACGGAAAGAGGACTAATTGAGCATCGCGGAACAGGAAGCCAGACAAACATATCCAGCCGAATACCAATACGATTCGCGGGAAGCGTACCTGCGCGGACGCAACGCGCCACCGGCTGACGCCGAGATCGAGGCCGTGGCGAAACGGCTCCTCTGGGACAGCTGCAAAAGGTATGACGACGAATATGCGGCAAAGGACGAGGAAGAAGCATGGTATCGCGAAGGCTGCTTCCCCGGATGGCAGGAAGACTATATCCGACAAGCCAAGGAACTACTCGCACTGGCACGGAAGGCGGTAAACGAATGAGTCGCAATGACAAGGCCGAAACACTCGCCATCGCCGCCTCCGTACTGTTCTTCATGCTGTTCTTCGCCCTCGTCGCCTATTTCGGCTGGGCTGAAGCAACTGCGGACGCCATCATCCTCCGTGACGGCAGCCGATCATACGCATGTCAGACCAGCAGAATCTCACCAGCGCCACACAACTGCAAACCGGTCAAGGAGAAACGATCATGAGCCTCGGATACGTCGAATGCGCCCACTGCGGCGAACGGGTCGGCACATATTACGTGACCTGTCTGTACTGCGGATACCGGCTGATGGACGCCATGCAGGCCATCGGAGAGGCACTGCCGAAACTGGAATGCGAGGACGCCATACTCGCCGTCATGAAAGAAGAAACAGAATGAGCGATTTCACCGGTTCCGGTGGAGCCGCCTATATGTCGAACCGCATGGACTGGGAGACGCCAACCGACTTGTTCTCCAAGCTGGATGACGAATTTCACTTCACTTTGGACGCGGCCGCCAGCGCGACGAACCACAAGTGCCAGAAATACTATACAGCCGAAGACAGCGCATTCGATCATGCATGGGGGGGGGAGACGGTATTCTGCAATCCCCCATACGGCAAGGTGATCGCGGAATGGGTGCGCAAATGCAGCGTGGAAGCCAGCCGCAAAGGCACCCTCGTCGTCATGCTCCTGCCCGCCCGCACCGACACACGTTGGTTCCAACAATTCATCCTCAACCGTGCGGAGGTCAGGTTCCTCAAAGGCCGACTCCGGTTCGAGACGAACGGCATACCGGGCGGCCCGGCGCCATTCCCAAGCATGATCGTCGTAATGCGCACCGGAGAAAGATGAAGGAAGGAGAGAGATAGATGGCTAGGCGCGGCTACGTGCAGTTGGCGAACGGCTTCTACCTTAACCGTAAGGTGCGCCGTCTGCGCCGTACCATGCCCTCTGCGATAGGCGCGTTCGTCGTCATGCTTTCCTACTGCGGTGACAATCTCACGGACGGCTATGTGGACGATGATACTGCGGAGTTCGTGCTCGACATCACCGTGCAGGAGCTTGACGCATTGCGGCAGGTCGGATTGATCGAGAGCGTGGATGGCGGCTATGTCATCCACGATTATCTTGAGCACAATCGGAGCCGTCAGCAGGTCATGGCCAAACGCAAACGGGAGCATGACCGTTATTCTGCCGGCAGTCTGCCGGCAGAAAGTGCGCAGACTGCCGGCAGAATCGAAACAGAATCGGGACAAACACCAGAACACCAGAACACCAGAACCCAAAAGAAAGAGAAAGAAGAATATTCTTCTTCTTTCTCCAAAGAAATCGGGGTAAGCGACTTCGAGCTAGCGAGGGAGAAGGCGCACGCCAACGCCGACATCATCCGAAACTATCCGAACCTCGACCTATCGGACGCATGGAACGCATTCAACTCACGGCATTACGGCGAAACACACACCGTCAACGACTGGACGCGACTATGGAAAGGCTGGTGCCAACGCAGAGCCAACATGAGCGGCATACCGCCCTCGAAACGACATACGCACACATGGCAGTGCGAACACGTGCTGCAAGCGCTCGGACGCGACAAGGAAACCGCCACACCAGACCAACAAGCCTGCCAGATGGCGCAACAACTCAACAAGAAAGAAAAACCATGGCAACGAACATAACCGAGAAAGACAAGACCCTCCAAGAAGTCATCGACTGGTGCGAGCAGCTAGAAGTGGAGGGACTGAGATTAGCGAACGCTCTTCTGATGCAGCATGACATGGACGCATACGGTGTCGTGAAGGGACAAATCAACGCATACGAAAAGACAGCCGACCACTGCCGTTCCATGCTCGGCCATTCCGGCACCATGTACAGCCTGGAACAGTTGGAACACGAGCGTCGCAAGGCATGGCAGGAAGGCTACGCGGCCGGGTGGAAGGACCAGGAATGCGACTTCCCGCCACACACCACAGAAAACCCATATCTGGAGGCCAAATGACCAACACCGAGAAGCCAATAATCTGCACCGTCATCACCTGCATGCTCATCATCTTCCTCACCATCGGCACATGCATCTCCATGCAGTGGTACACGGCCACCCACCACGATTTTCAAATGGAGACAGTCAAGACGGGAGACGTGACGTGGGCATGCCTCAAAGACCGAGGCGCATACATCGGATGCAACACAGTGGAGGAATACCAGTGAAGAAAAACCTTGAGAAAATGATCCTGAAATGGCATGAGGACGGCATCACCTTGGACGAGACCGCCAGACTCGTCCCGCAAGTCCCGAAAGCCGAAATCGCAGCCATCATCTACCGGCATGACAAGGAGGCCAGACTTTGACCGACTGCCAGCACTGCCACAAGCCCACGAAACCGGCGGCGGACAATCCGCTCTGCCAAACCTGCCGTGAAACCTATTGGCAGCTGATCCGCCAACTCGGACACGTCCAACTGCCCGCTCTGCGAAGCATCATGCTCCGTCAGGCGCACATCGGCACCCCAGAACACACGCCGAACAAAGGCAACGCGCCACTGCCCATCGACACCCGCGCGCAGGATCTCATCGCAGACAGCGAAGCATGGCTCGCCGAGCAGGCAGGCAAAATCAACTCGCACTACGGCAACCTGCCATGGGACAAGGCATGGCAGCGCATCATCGCCAACAAGCACACCATCCTCAACATGAGCACCGCAGCCGGTGACTACGCCAGCCTGCAACACATCATCCGACGCAACGAACAAGCCCTGACGCCAGAAGACGAGCTCATCATCATCGGCACCTGCCCAAAATGCGACAGCATGCTCACCGGCACGCCAGAAGCCGAATCGGTCACATGCCAAGGCTGCCACAGGGAATGGGCTGCGCCAGCAATCAAAGCAGCACGAGACGAAAGACTATGGCAAGTGCAAATCACCGGCACACCCAGCGATGCGGCCAAGGAGCTGAAACGATACGGCCTGACCGTATCACGCAACCTCATCAGCCAATGGCTCAAACGCGGCAAACTCCACGCCACGCCGACGGAACACAAGCGGCAGTACACGTTCAACCTCGGCGAGTTGGCCGCACTACTTGACTGTCACCGTTGAAATGCTATACTGTCGTATGTTCGTAGAATGGTTCAGCCAGAAAATGGTTGGACCATTATTCATATCCAGCTTCGATAGCTCAACGGTAAGAGCAAGTGGAACAGCACAAATACCAACGGTCCGACTCCGGCACGAAGCACCACAAGGCGGTGACCACATGCCAAGAACCCGCAAGACCACACGCCAATTCGAAAAAGACAAAGCCACATTCTTCGCTCAATGCAAGGCACAGCATGCAGTCTGCTGGTTGTGTGGCATGCCGATAGACTATGCGGCCACGAAGAACACCACTGATGATTCATTCAATCTCGATCACCTCTATCCCGTCTCGAAGCACCCCGAACTCCAGTTCGACCCGGCAGGCTTCAAACCAAGCCACACCAGCTGCAACAGACTCAGAGGCAACCAAGACCCACCAACACCAATCGGAACACTCTCAAGACAATGGATAACAACAGCATGAGCAAGGAGGCAATGATGCCACAGCAGCCAGTCACACTAGAGCTCACCGCCACAATCAGCGACAAGACATTCCCCATCAGCTCATTCACCGTCAACATCCCAATCAACGTCACCCACAACGAAGTCAACACCTACAAAGTCGGAGACGCATACACCACACTCATCACACCCAAGCCACCAAGCACAGACGAACTCATCACACGATTCACAAACGCAATCAAAGCATTCAAAACAGCATTCGAAACCAACCCAAACAGGGTAGGGGCGGTGAAATCCTGAAAACCACCCCGAGCCGACCCACGTCCCGCGTGGTTGCTCTTCCTCTCCCCGATGGTGTTTTTTGTTGATGGGTCGCGCGCGCGAAGGAGGCTTTATGACAGTCAAGAAGGGTGTTTCCGAGCGTCGTTTCCCGCATGAGTCCGTGGCTGATGCGTTGGAGAGGTCGTTGCGGAATGCGAAGTCGTTGCGTGCCGAGAATGCGGCTGTCGTGGCCGCTGCGCGTATCCTTGCCAACCGGATTGATTCGATTTGCGAGACTGGTTTCATTGACGAGAACGGGAAATTGGACAATGTGTCGGTTCCGACGTTTTTGAAATACTGCCAGTCGCTTGGTTTGACGTTGGTGGAGCCCGCTAAGGTTGGTCGGCCTGCGAAGCCGAAGGCCGAGGAGAAGCAGGAGAAGCCGAAGAGCGACAAGGTCGTGCAGATGGCAGATTTTATGAAGCGTTTCGGCTAGAAAAAGGTGGTGTCCGATGGCGTCTGAGAATCTTACGGTTTTCGGTGCCATCGACGATGAGCATCATGGTGTGACCCTGCCGCGTATCTTCACGCCGCCGCTCAGGCCGTTGACCAAGGAGACCTCGAATGGTTTCGCGGTGATCGCGTTCGCGGAGATCATGCTGCATGTCCACCTTTACCCGTGGCAGCAGTGGTTATTGGTGCATGCCTTGGAGTTGCTTGAGGATGGCAGTTACCGTTTCCGCAAGGTGATTGTGCTTGTGGCCCGCCAGAATGGCAAGACGACGCTTATGGGCGTTTTGGCCGCATGGTGGCTCTTCGTGGACTCCAACAAGCATCCCGACCGAGTGCCGCCGGTGAAGTTCCTCGTGGTCGGTGCGGCACAGACGTTGGACAATGCGAAGGGCCCGTACAATCAGGTCAAGGAGTGGTGCAATCCTCAGCCTTCGACTGATGAGGAAGCGGATCTGGTGATTCCGGACCTCGCCGCGATGACGCAGAAATTTGTGAATACGAACGGCGAGGAGGCGATCATCACCCGCTCGAAGGCCCGGTATATCGTCCGCGCCGACAAGAACATTCGAGCGAAGTCGGCTGCCCGTGTCGTGTTCGACGAGTTGCGTGAGCAGCATACGGATGATGGGTGGAATGCGGTGTCGCAGACCACGAAGGCCGTCTGGTCGAGCCAGTTATGGGGCATTTCCAATGCCGGCGACTATCGGTCCGTCGCGTTGCGCAAGCAGGTGGACAAGGGCCGTAAGCTTGTTGACGAGTGGACGCGCCTGAGCGCCGACGGTGGCAATCCGTCCGACGTGTTCCTATCCGGCGAGCAGGACGGATCGTTCGGCTATTTCGAATGGAGCGCTCCGGACAAGTGTCCGGTGGATGATGCCGACGCTATCCGTCAGGCGAATCCGTCGCTCGGTTATGGGCCGATGACCGTCATGAGCGTCCGGTCGGATATTGATGGCATGACCGAGGCCGCTTTCCGTACCGAGGTCCTGTGCCAGTGGGTCACGGCTGACATCATTCCTTTCATCAGTCCGAAACTGTGGGCCAGTGGCATCGACTCGCGTTCCACGATTCCTGACGGTAATCGTGTCGTCCTGTCCGTGGACACGAGCGCGGACCGTAAGACCACGTATGTGGCCGCAGCCGGAATGCGTGCGGACGGTTTGCCGCATGTGGAGCTGATCGCTCGTCGTGACGGCATGCTGTGGGTGCCGCATTATCTTGACCTTTTGCAGGAGCGTTGGCCGCATGTCACGGAGATCGCCGTGCAGGGCAAGGGCTGTCCGGCAGTGGACTTCATCGACCCGCTCACCGAAAAAGGGTGGACGGTGCATCTCATCGAAGGCTTCCGGTTGGGCGCGTGCTGCGGCCGTTTCCATGACCGTGTTCGTGAGGGCAAGCTGCGGCATCTTCCGCAGCCGGCAGTCGAACAGCAGGTGAGTGTGGCCGTGTCCCGGCGTCTCGGCGAGGTCGAGGTGTGGGACAGGACTAAATCAGCATTGCAGATTTCCGGCTTGGTTGCCGAATCGCAGGCGCTTTATGCGCTGGAGACCATGCAGGTTGAAGCGCTTAAACCGAAATACGAGCCCTCGCAAGGCGTGAGGGTCAGATTCTAGATTCTAGATTCTTCACAAAGAGGGGAGTATTGATGGGATTCCTTGACAGGCTCCTCCACAATAACGCCGCAGTGATTGACACGAAGATGGCCGAAGCCGACGAACATCCGACGCCGGCGACCAGCATTCCGCTCGCGAACGGCGACAGTTGGCCGTCCGACATGGACTTCTACGGGTACGCTTCCGGCATCTACTGCCGAGAGTATGCGGTGCGCGTCGTGGTGGACTTCATCACCCGCAATATAGCCTCGCTGCCATTCAAGGTGTATCGGAAGAATTCGGACGGTGACGCGGAGGAGGTCACCAGTGGCGCATTGGCCGACCTGATGAAACGGCCCAGTCCTCTTCCGGGCATGACAAGATGCCGTTTCATCAGCGTGCTTCTTCGTGACATGCTGCTCGATGACCGGTGGCTCATGCTCCTGGGCGTGAACGGTGGACGTTTCGCGCTCAGGCGCATTCCCTCTGACTGCTATCAGCTTTCCGGGAACGCTTTCGGTGAGATAACCGGAGTGAACCTGCTGACGATGGACAGTCAGCAGGCCATGCATTTCGATCTGCCCGATCCACGTGTGCATTTGGACGTCGGCTTCATTTCCGGCCTCCAGTATGGCGATAGTGTGATCAACGTGCTTCGTCCGCTCTTGGCGGAGGCGAAGGCGATGGCCAATTACCGTCGGAACATCGCGAAGAACGGCATGCAGGCCGGAGGCTACGTCTACAGGCCGAAGGAGATGCCGTGGCTGTCGCAGGAGGATTACGACGATTTCACCAATGGATTGCGTAATTTCATCCAGAATGGCGGGCGTGAGGGTGGCTGGCCTGTCCTGAAGGACGGCATGGAGATGCGCCCGTTGGATAACGTCTTCAAACCGGTGGATGTGAATGATCTGGAGGCGCGCGACCGTATCAACATCGCGGTGTGCAATGCTTTCCAGATCTCGCCTGAAAATGTCGGCTTCCGTACCGGTACGAATTCCAATATCAGCGCCTACAAGGAGCAGTTGTGGAATGTGGAGCTCATGCCGTACATCGTCGCGCTTGAGGAGGCCTTGAATCTCAGCCTTCCAGAGGCTGTGGACGAGCCGGACTGCTACATCAGGGCGAACGTTGACGCGAAGCTCCGTGGAACGACGAGTGAACAGTATCAGGCGCTAAGCACTGCTACCGGCAGGCCTTTCATGACCACGAATCAGGCACGTCAGATTCTCGACATGCCTCGCGTGCCGGGCGGCGACCAGCTCATCACGCCGTTGAACGTCAGCGAGGGTGGCCAGCCCAGCCCGCAGGACGGCGGACGCACGCAGAACGCGCAGGAGAACAATCCGGTCAACGGGGAGGACGCCAAGGCGATGCTCGCCGAATTCAAACGGCTTTACCGGTATGACGCGCAATTCCACGCCGAGTGGGACGCGCTTACCAAGGAGGAAACATCATGAGGCTTGATTTCAAGGGCTTCGAGCTGAAGTCCCTCGATGACAGTCAAGGCGAGGGCGTTTTCAGCGGCTACGCCTCGACGTGGGACAAGGACCTGTACGATGATGTGATCGTCAAGGGGGCCTTCGCGGGCACACTGGAGAATGATTACGCCGGCACTGGCGCTGGCATCCCGATTCATTGGCAGCACAAGGACGACAAGCCGACCGACATCATAGGCGAGACGTTGAGCGCCGTGGAGGACGAGCATGGCCTGCTCGTCACGGCCCGACTCGACCTTGACCTGCCGGAAGGCAAGCGCGCATATGAGCTCCTGCAGCGCGGACTCATCCACCAGATGAGCATCGGCTTCATAGCCGAGGAGACCGCGTTCGTGCAGGACGGCAAGAGCTCGTGGGACGGATACCGTGAGATTCGCCAACTGAAACTGTTCGAGATTTCGCTTGTGCAGGTGGCCGCGAATCAGGGTGCCGAGGTGCTTGAGGTGAAGAGCGGACGCGCGATCAGCGCTTCCAACGAGAGCAAGCTTCGTGCCGCGTTGGACAGTCTGCATGAGGTCTTGGATGGCATCGATTCCGACAACAAGAAGCCGGACGACGACACCGATGACTCCGATCCCACAGGCAAGCCCGACGATTCAGCCGATGACTCCACGGATGATTCCAGCGACCAGCCGGACGATTCCACGGATGACACGAAGAAGAAAGACCAAAAGAGCTTTGGCCCGCAGTGGGTCGAGGAATACAAGACCATCAGCGACTTCTTCTCGCTGGAACATTAACCGAAAGGAGTGCCATGAACCTCATGGACAAGCTCGCCGCCGAGAAGAAGGCGGCACAGGCCATCCTCGCCAAGGGAATGGACAATATCACCGAAAAAGAGCAGGAGGAACTCAAGCAGCATTACGCCGAAGCGAAGAAGCTGCAGGAACGCATCGACCTGTTCAAGGAGGCCGGCGAAGGACTCGACAAGCTCGCCGGCACGTCCAAGACCGAGCACAAGGGCGTCGAGGCGCAGACCCTCGGCGACTTCTACGTCAAGTCCCTGCAGGAGAAGGGGTTGAGCGTGCTCGCCACCAAGGGAGGCCTGTTCTCCACTCCGGAATTCAAGGCCGCTTCCGACACTCAGGCCACAGGCGGAGCGTCCGGAGCCTACGCGCCGTATCTCACCCAGACCGACCTGAACGGCGTATGGCCGTACGAGCGTCCGCTCGTCATCGCCGACCTGTTCGCATCCGGCACCATGAGCGGCACCACCATCAAATACCCGGTGTACGGCTCCCTCGAAGGCAACGCCACCACCGTCGCCGAGGGCGGGCAGAAGCCTCAGATCCACCTTCCGGACCCGACTTGGGTGTCCGACAGCCTGCACGAGGTCTCGGCATGGTGGAAGATCACCGACGACATGGCCGACGACCTGCCGTTCATCGTGTCCGAGATCAACCAGCACGCCCAGTACGACCTGAAGCTGCAGGAGGAGATTCAGCTCCTGTCCGGCAACGGCACCGACCCGAATCTCAAGGGCCTTCTGAACCGCGAAATCCAGACCAAGGCGCAGGCCAACGATTCCGACCCCGACCGCATCTTCGCGGCCACCACCGATATCGCCACCGCGACAGGCTTCCCCGCCGACGCCGTGGTCATCAACCCTGCCGATTATCAGGCCATCCGCCTGTCCAAGGACGCGAACGGCCAGTACTTCGGCGGTGGTTTCTTCGCCGGACAGTACGGCAACGGCGGCATCCTGCAGAACCCGCCGCTGTGGGGCCTGCGCACCGTCGTCACCGCGGCGATGACCAAGGGCACCGTGCTCGTCGGCGCGTTCAAGGCCGGCGGCACCATCTACCGCAAGGGCGGTCTGACCGTCGAATCCACCAACAGCCACGAGAACGACTTCACCAACGACAAGATCACGTTCCGCGTTAAGGAACGCCTCACCCTGCAGGTCAAGTATCCGAAGGCGTTTGTCAAGGTCTCCCTCGGCAAGGCCGGAAAGTGAGGCGAGCCGTGAAGCAGTATCGGCTGGCCGACACATCCAAGGCCAAGGTGGACGTTTCGACGTACATCGAGGACGTGCTCTTCGTGGACGGCAACGACAGGCCGGTGAACGTCACCGGCGGCTCGACGGCAACACCCTATGTGCTTCCCGCTGCCGCCGAGAACACTCTTGGTGGCGTGAAGCTGGCGAATGTCACGATCTCCGGCACTGCGAACGCCTCCGTCGCGGATGCGGCTTCCACCGCTCCGACGAAGGCGGAGTACGACGCGCTCGTTGTCGCTTACAACGATTTGGCGAAGCGTGTCAATGCTCTTGTGGCTGGTCTTGTGGCTGCCGGCGTTGTGAAGACGAGCTGAGATTGGAGGTCGGCATGAGTGATGAAGCGAATGTGATTCCTGACATGATTGCCGACCCTTCGGCTTTCGAGGATGACGCCGCCTTCCGGCTCAGGGCCGCGCAGGCGGCCATCCGCCGCGAATGCGGTTGGCATGTCATGCCGAACGTGGCATTGACAGGAGTGCTTAACACTCGCGGCGGCACGGTGATTCGACTGCCAGCCCGTCATGTGACGAGCATCGAATCATTGACCGACCGCGACGGCAACAAGCTGGCTTACGCCTATGACCCTGAGACGGGTTTGGTGGAATCCCTGTCCGGTGGCTTCCCTGTCGGCGTTGCGGCCGTCCATTATTCGATCCATGCCGGATACGATGACGCGCCGGACGTGCAGCAGGTGCTCATCAGCGCCGCGAAGCGAGCCGGCATGAGCCCGGTCGGTCTCGTCAAATCCCAGTCCACGAACGGCTCCAGCGCGAGTTTCGATGTGGTGTCGCTCATGCAGGACGAGAAGGACAAGCTCAAACCCTACCGGCTTGGAGGATTGCCATGAGCCTGCTTGACGATCTGAATGCCGGTGGTGGCTGGCGTATGCCGGGCGCGACCAAATGGCGGCGACTGCGTGCGAGGAAGGTCGATGACCCGTATTCCGGCGAGCAGACCGGCGAGGACTGGTCTAATCCGGAAACTTTGGATTTCACCGGCGCTCTCGCCAGCTCCAGCAGCACGCGCACGCCAGACGGCCTGCGCGAGCAGACCACGAGCGCGGCTTACCTCACGTCTCCTGATCCGTCCTTGGACATCATTCCGGGTGACAGGATTCAGGCGTTGCCGGATGACGGGCGACGTTGGGAGGTGTCCGGCTATCCAAGCCGTGACGCGAATGCTTTCACGTCGTGGCAGCCGACGATCGAGATCCCACTATCCGAATACAGGGGGTGACGGCTTTTGGGAGTGATGGTCAAATTCAACGACAGATATTTTGACGAATTGATGAATTCGGCTGGCGTCAAGGCCATGACCCGTCGTGCCGCCGAGAAGACGCTCGAATATGCGCAATCGCATGCTCCGGTGGGCGACACAGGCGCGTATCGCGACGGCCTCCAAATCGAAGAGGTCAAGCACGCGCATCGAACCACATGCATGGTGGTCGGCACCGACCCCAAAACCCTGCTCGTGGAATCGAAGACGGGCAATCTCCGCAAGGCGTTGAAGGCAGGCAAAACATGACAGCAGTCCTGCCACCGGATCTTGAGCTTTGGCTGTGCGCGTATCTGCGATTGCGGTTGGAATCGTCTTTCCCGATGATCATCGTTTCGAATCGTGAGCCGGACGATTACGACGGCTCACGGCCGCTCGTCGTGGTGCGTGACGATGGCGGATCGCAATCGAATCGCGTGCTCTTCGACCGGAGCGTCGGCGTGACCGTGCGTTATGGAGCTCGTGCCGCTCCGAAACCATGCCGTGACTTGGCGGCACGGATCTACGGCCTGCTCACCGACCCCGATATTTGCTCTATTGACGGTTCTCCGATCACGGCAATCGAAGAGGACGGGTGCAATGGTCCGTATTTCGTGGCCGAGGACGCGAATATCGCCAGATGCTATCTGACTCTCGAATTCTCCGCTATTGGGGAATTCCAATAATTCAGTAATTTTTAAGGCGCTGAAACCAAGTGTTTCAGCGCTTTTTTGTTTGAAAGGACAAAAAATGGCAGCCGATAAAGACGGCAACAACCTTGGCGCTGTCAAGGTTGTGCTTTCCAGTAAGATTCTGCTGGCGCATTATGATGCCTCCAAGTCGCTCAATGCGGCGATGATCGCGAAGACCGTGGCCGACCCGATGAGCAAGCTGACCGGGATTTTCACGGTCGGGCAGAATGTCGGCCTCATCACTTCGGATGGTGCTCCCGAGGATGGGCGAGACGGTGATGACGTCACCGAATTCCACCAGCCTGGATACAAATTACAGGCATCCGATTCGACGCTCACGCTTGGTTTCACCGTCGCCGAGGACAATGATCTGACGCGTGAGATCATGAAGGGCAAGCCGGATGCAAGTGGCGTCTATCACGTCAAAGACATCGTTCAGGACACTAAGTGGTTCGCCTATCAGGAGACCGTGTATAAGAGTGGCATACATCGTCGTCGTCTTGGTGTCGTGCAGGTCACGAACGCCGAACCGGATCAGGATAATCGCGGTGAGGTGTCCGGTGTCAAGTTGACGGCCGAATGGCTCGTGGACCTGACTGTGGATTCCGGCAGTTCGAAGTATCTGGAGTCCTATTACACTCCGGCAGCCTGATTTTCGATTCTTCCCAACACGTGTTTCTTTCTCCCTTTCTTCGCACGTGCTGGGAATCTTCCTCTTAATCCAGTGAAGCAAAGGAACTTTTTCAGTCGTTTTGAAAGAAGGAAGAAATGCGCAAGAATATGCAGCCGACGGTCGAGGAATTCGACGCATGGACCGCCGAAGACGAAGCGAAGGCCTTGCGGAAGTCATCCGAGTCCATGAAGGTGAAGCACATCATCAAGGGCGACGACGTATGGTTCCTGGCACCCAAGGGCAATGTTTACAAGCTGCCGCTGGCCCTGTCGATTGATGATTTCGTCCGCTTGTCCGAGCTGCAGTCCAACAGTGAGCAGATTCAGATGCTCAAGGGCATTCTCGAAACCTTCGCCGGTGAGGATGCGGCGAAGGAGCTGTCGAAGGAGCCTGCAATGGTCCCATTCAACATTTTGAACGAGTACGGCGAGGTTCTGGCGCGTGTTCAGGGGGTGGAATTGGGAAAATCGTCGACTTCTGCCGCGTCCTCCAAGGAAAGGACGGAAGCCGAATAAGAGCTGACTTCGCCGCTCGCGGATGGAGCCTGCAGGCCGATCTTGGAGGCAGGCTCCGCTATGCGGACGCGATAGCTCTCTTCGAGAGCATTTCGGCAGACCCGGGCAGTTACACCGGCATGGCTGCGATGCGCATGGTGCTGCCGATGAGTGCGACGGCGATAATCGCGGCGATCCAGGCTGGCGGAACGTCGATGCTCGGAGCCCTCGTGACAGGGAATGATGACGGGCGGCCTGTTGAAGTGACCGATGAGGAGCGTCGTGAGGCCGAGGCGTCGATGAGCGGCCTTTTCGGCGTCAAAGAGACAAGTGAATAGAGGAGGCTGTCGTGGCTGGTGGTAGCGAGCTGGGTTCCGCTCATGTGAGCATTTTCCCGCAGATGAAGGGCTTCCGCCAGAACGTGGCCAAGGAGTCCGGTAAAGCCGTCTCCGACATGAAAAACGTCTTTTCCAAAGGGTTTAACGGGGCGCAGCAGGGCAAGCAGGCCGGCAGCGCCTTCAAGAACGGGTTCAACAGCGGTGCCGCCGAGTTGAATTCCGATGCTTTGAAATCCTTTAAGAAGGATGTGGCGCAGGCGAGCCAGAAGAACACGGACGCGCTGCTGAAATTCAAGGCCGCATCCGTGCAGGCGCAGGCAGCTCAGGAGAAGCTGAACGCGGCCACACAAAAATATGGTGCGGACAGCACGCAGGCGCAGGCCGCAGCCATCAAATTGGAGCAGGCGCAGATCCGGCAGAAGGCGGCGTCCGACAACCTCAAGGCGGCGTCCGACAACCTCAAAACGGCGCAGGGACGACTCAAGGACCTCGAAACGCAATTAGCGTCCGAAGCGGACAAGTCCCGGAACGCTTTCGCCCGTATGGCGTCGGGATTCGCCTCGACGGGACGGCAGATCGCAGGCACGATTCCCGGAGTGAATTCCGCGATGCAGAAGATCGGCGCGACAGCCGGAGAGGTAGCCTCCTCCGCCAAGGGAAGGTTCTCCTCCGTGTGGAACGCCTTGCCGGAAGGGGCGAGGAACGCGGCGGCGAAAGCCGGCAGCGCATTGCATGCCGGGTTGAGCAAGGCGTCCGGCTTCGCGTCCAAGGCCGTGTCAGGTATCGGCAACGCCGCGAAGGGCATGGCCACCGCCGTGTCCGGCGCGGCCACCGCAGCTGCCGCATACCTCGTCAACTTCGGACGCCAGTCCGTCGATGCGGCGCTCAAGGCCGAAGAGGTGACCGCGAAATTCCAGCAGGTCGCCAAAAACAACAATTGGGCGGACGAAGAGCAGAAGTCCCTGCTCAGCCTGAATAAGACGCTTGGCCAGACCGGCGTCGTGTCCGGCGGCACCTTGAAGGCCGCTCAGGCACAGCTCGGCACTTTCGCGCTGACGGCGGATCAGGTCAAGACGTTGACGCCCGCTTTGGCCGACATGATCGCCAACAACAAGGGGTACAACGCCACGGCGCAGGATGGCGTGCAGATAGCCAACCTGCTCGGCAAGGTCATGACCGGCAACGCCACGGCACTGTCGAAGTATGGCGTGACCATGACCGACGCGCAGAAAAAAGTCCTGCAGGAGGGCAGTGCTTCCGAGAAGGCCGCCATGGCCGCGCAGGTGCTGGAAGCCAACTTCGGCGGCATCAACAAGGCATTGGCGCAGACCCCGCAGGGCAAGATGACCATTCTCCAGCATGAGATCGCCGGGTTGAAGACTTCGGTCGGCAATGATCTCATCGCGGCGTTCGGCGGGGTCGGCGGCGCGGTCATCAAGATGGTGCAGGCCGTCGAACCACTCATCACCGCGTTTTTCGACAAGGTGGCGTCGCTGGCGCAGAAGATCGGCCCACCCTTGGAAAAGGTGTTCGGTGCTGTCGCTGACAAGATCGGCAAGATTGATTTCAGCGGCCTGTCGAATGGCCTTGGCTCGTTGTCCGGTCCCATCGCCGCCGTGACCGGCTTGCTTGGCGCTGCCGGTCTTGGTGGCGCTTTGAAGGGCTTGAGTGGCGTGCCGGTGATTGGCGGCCTGCTGAAGGGGCTTGGGGGCGTGCTGACCGGTCTTGGCGGTCCTATCACGTTGGTGATCGGCGCCCTGGCCGGCCTTATCGCCACGAGCCCGCAACTGCGCGGCGAATTCGGCGAGATGCTGACGAACGTTTTCGCCAGCCTGCAGCAGGCATTCCAAACACTGCAGCCGTCGATTCAAGCGCTCATGACGGCCCTGAGCCAATTGGCCGCCGACGTGATGCCGGTGATCACGAATGTGATCGGTCAGATCATTCCGCTGCTGACGCCTATCATCTCCACCTTGGTGGGCGTTTTGGTGCCGGTGATCCAAGGCGTTCTGACCGTGGTGACCTCCGTGATCACGGCGATCACTCCGGCCATCCAAGGTATCCAGCCGATCGTCATTACCGTGATCAATGAGATCATGTCCGTGATTCAGGCGCTCATGCCGGTGATTCAGGCTCTCGCGCCATTGGTGTCCACCATTATGTCCGCGATTGTCGGCTTCATTAGCTCGACATTTCTGCCGGCCATCCAAGCGATGCTGCCATTCATTCAGGGTGTCATCAATGGCATCGCGATGGTGGTCAAGGGCATCGTCAATGTCATTCAGGGTGTCATCAATCTGGTGACCGGCCTGATTCACGGCAATTGGCAGCAGGCATGGAACGGTTTCAGCCAGATCGTGCATGGTGTCGTGCAGAGCGTGCTCGGATTTTTGGGCGGCATCGGCAGTGCCATTATGGGCGTGTTCGCCGGCGCGGGGAGATGGCTGTGGAACGCTGGCAAGTCGATTATCGATGGTCTGTTCAACGGTCTGAAATCCGCGTTTAACGGCGTGAAGAACTTTATTGGCGGCATCGGCGATTGGATCGTCAAACATAAGGGCCCGCTCAGCTACGACAAGGTGATGCTCAAGCCCGCCGGTCAGGCGATCATGCAGGGCTTTGACAAGAGCCTCAAGGACGGCTGGAAGGACGTGCAGCGCACCGTCAATGGGATGAATGCTCAGATCAATGGCGGTTTCGACGTGGATGCGTCGAAGTCCGGCAGGGCGAATGTCAGCAATGGCGGTGCCGGTGCCACGTATGTGACGCAGACGTTCAATTACCCCGCGATCGCTCCCACGAGCATCAGCACGCAGCAGAAATTGCAGACGACGGCAATGCCGCAATGGTGACAAGTGAAAAGGGTGGTGCAATGATTCTCGCGGATTATCTCATCAATGGTCAGCAGCTGACCGGTGAGCATTCGAGTCTGATCGTCGGCACCACCCATTTCACGAGCATCAGCCCTCGTATCAATTCCGTCAGTGTGAATGGCAGGAGTGGTGTGATGCTTCCACCCGGTCCGGTGGCTTTCGACGCGCCGGAAATCACACTCAAATTCATCACCAATGGCGTCAATGCGGATACTTTGATGCACCGCTTCTACCGGCTCTGCCGTCTCGCCACCAGCCTGACCCGTGTGGAGCGTGACACGAATGCCGGTCTGACGCGGAGCATGACGGCCAAAGCCGTGTGCACGTCCTGTCAGCCGGACGGTGACGAGAAGCCGTGGAGCAACCACCGCGCGGCCACAGCTGTCTTTCAGCTGCCAGATGTTTTCTGGCAGGGTGACTGGCAGACCGCCTCACTGCCCGCAGCCGGCGGCGTCTTAATTCATGGCAAGACGCAGCCCGACAGTGAGGGATGGGATTCCAACGCTCCGTTGCTTAATCTCATCCTCCGTTTGTCCAACGTGTCGTCCGTGACAGTAACGGACCCGGTGACAGGCACGGATATCAAGTGGAGCGGGCCGAATGCGTCGAATCTTTACCTTGATGCCGGTAATCGTCGCGCGTGGACCGCAGGCGGCAATAACGCTTGGACTGGCGGCACTGATGTGACGTCCGGCGTCGACTGGACGAGCGAACCGCTGCAGGTGTGGCCTGCCGTCGATTCGTGCAGCTACGCGTTGCAGGTAAAACAGTCCGGCACGGCTAACGTGACTGTCCGTTTCAGACCTTCGTGGGAGTGATTATGGCTAAATCTTTGCATGCTCGTCTCGTGGCCTACCGGCCTTTCGGCGATCGTATCGGTGTTTTGGCGGAGCCGGTGAGCTTCAGCGCTTCGATGCTCCACAATGATGACGGCGCCATCTCGATCGAGTATTCGATGCTGTCCGGGGATGCGCAGTCGTTCGACCGTGAGCTTACCGATGGTCTTGAGGTGGCCGTGGAGGTGTCGGACGGCACCGGCTACCACGAGCCGGACAATGCACGGTATGTCATCACCGGCCGTTCCGGCAAGACCGATGACCGGACGCGCACCGTCACCTACAGTGGGCAGTCGATAAGCTGGCTCCTGTCCAAGGCGGAAAATAATGATTCCAGATATCTGCTCACGGACGGCGACAACAAAGGCAAAAGGCCATTCTATTCGTCTAATCCGGGCGTGATCCTCAAGACGCTGCTCGACGAAAACAGGCAGCGTGGCGGCGTGGCCACCGGCCTGTCGCTCGGCTTCGACACCGCCAACGACTCCAACGGTGATGCCTGGAACAGAAAATACACGTTGTATTATTCGCTTGGCACGGATCTGCAGACGATTCTGTCATCTCTTGTCAATGGTGGCGGCTGCGACTGGCGCACGAGCGGCCGCACCCTGAAAATGTGGAATGCGGACAGCACCGCCTTGAGCCGTGACGCAAGCAAGCAGGTCGTACTCCAGCTTGCGCGTGATATCAGCGAGGCCCCATACGAGGAATCAATCGCAAATCTGGCCAGCACTATCCTCGTCGAGGGTGACAATAATCTGCTTTTCCGCATGGATAATCCGGCTGCTCCGACTCCGTGGGGCAAGTGGGAGTCCTATTCGTCGCAGGGTGGCGTGTCTGACAAGGACACGGCACAGGCATTTATGCAGAGCACTTTGGATGATGCGGCGAGAGTGCGCGGCCAGTACACGCGCGACCTCATTGTTTCCGACGTGGACGCGCTGCCGCTCATCGACTATCATCCTGGCGATTGGATAACCGCGCCCACCGTGTCGCATGGCGAGAAGGTGCGCGTGCAGGAGATCGATCTGAGCATGCGCCAGGGCGCGGGGCTGACCGCCAGCCTCGCGTTGAACGATATCAAGTACGACGCTTCGGTGCGTCAGGCGAAGAAGATCAAGGGCATCACGGGCGGTGCGTCATTGGCTGGCAGTGAGGGCGGCACGACCGCCTCTTCTGACCGTGACCATCGCGTCCCGAAAGCGCCGCTGGGTCTGATCGTGCAGACGGACGCGTATATCGGCTCGGACGGGTATGCGCATGGATTGGCCACGGCCATGTGGTCCGCCGTGACCGAGGCGACAGACAATACGGCAATCGAGATCTCCACCTATACGGTCGAGTGGAAGCTGCACAAGGATGGCGCGCCGTGGCATTCCGCCGGCACGACCGATAAGACGCAGCTTGGCTTCGGCGGTTTGGACTGTGGAACCATGATCGAGGTCAGGGTGCGCGCCGTGCCGACGTATTCAGACCAGCTCGGAGAATGGTCTGCGGTTTTCGTCGCTACGGTCGAATCTGACACGACTCCATGCTCCGTGCCATCGGAGCCAGTCCTGTCGTCTGAGCTTGGCGTGGTGACCGTCTACTGGGATGGGAAGACCGCCGCAGGCGCGTCGATGGAATCGGATTTCGACCATATCGAGGTTGGCGAGGGAGCGACACAGGCCGGCATGACCGTAATCAGCGCCACGCAGGCTGGGCGCGGCGATTACCTCGTGACCGGCTTGGAAGCAGGCTCTGAGCACTCCTACGCCTTGCGTTCCGTCGACCATGCGGGCAATAAATCCGACTGGTCTGCTACCGCTGCCGTGACGGTGGCGAGTGCCGTTCCGCAGGAGACCTTGGATTCCATCAATCAGGATATCGCTAGGGCCGAGGCCGAGGCGAAAGCCGCGAAGACCACAGCCGACGGGAAAAACAAGGTGTTCACTCAACCGGCGGAACCCGCGCATGACAGATTGACAAATGGCGACCTGTGGCAGAAGCTCGACTCCAGTGGACACATCTCCTCCGTCAACGTGTGGAACGGCACGAAATTCGCGGCCTACAGCCTCGTGGCGGACAGTCTGCTCGTGCCCGGCAGCGTGAATGGCAGCGTGCTCATCAAGGATGGCAGCATCGAGGCGAAAAACGTGCACATTGGCAATGGCGAAATCCTGACCGAACTGCTTAAAGCGCGGAAGATCGTGACCGATGACGTTGAGGCGGGCCAGTTCCGTGGCTACGTGTTCACCGGCGCGATATTCCAAAGCTCAGAGGCGGCGAACACGGGCATGAAGCTCAATTCAACGTCCTTGCGGATGTGGGATTCCAGCCACAACCAGACCGTCTATCTTGACGGCGAAGGCAAGTCGAATGTGTTGACCGGCACGTTCCAGACCCGTGTGGACGGACATCGTGTGCGCATCAGCCCAGACTACAGGTCCTATGCGATCGGCGGGTCGGAAACGTTTACCGGTGATGGCTTGGAATTCATGGCGTACAAGGGGACGACCGCATATTACAGTTTTCCGGCGGTCGCGTCGGTCATCAAGTCGGATCAGGTCGGTGAGATGGGCGAATTGGACTTGTGGAGCGGACATGTCAACAAGAACGATCCGGCAGCTTTCCTACAACTCCAGTCGAAGCCACGACAGAGGGGCGGCACCGGCAGTGGCGGCGTCACATCCCAAGTATATGCCATGGCCGACACGAATTACGACGAGCCTGACATCAATAAAAAAAGCCGGGCATTCCTGAATTTGACTGGTGATGCCAATGCGGGGGCCAGCGCGTGGCTCGAAGCCGAAGACGGGAACGGTTCGGTCGGAGTCGGAGCGAACATCGCGACCGGAAGCGTGTATCTCGGCGGCTATCTTGGCGGCATCACGAACCGTCAGACCTTCCAGTCCACTGCCGCGTGGAAGGCGTGGTGGCCGAATCCCGGCCATAGCATATCGACCGGCGCGTCAGTGCAGGTCAATTGCAAGCTCAGCCCGACGAAATACGGCCGCTATTTCGCGGTGACGAACGCGGACAGCGCATGGGCGGGCATCATCGCGCACCCATGCGATACGGGCGGGCAGAGCGGCTTCAACATGAAGCTTTACAACGCCGACCAGCCTTGCCCGGTCGCCGTGTATGCGGAATACCTAGCCTATCTCGTCAAATGATTGGAGGACATCTTGTCAGCGACCTTTGAAATGGATGCGAACGGATTGTGCATCATCCACTGCGATCCGCCGGTGAACGGGTCGGACAGTTTCGTCTTCACGCCCGATGTGCTCGCCTCGTGGAAGGCATTGCTCGGATTGGCTTCGACGCGGGAGGCCATAGCGGCGATCATGCAGGGCAGGGAGGATACGAGCCGGTACGACCGCGCCACCGGCAGGGGCGTGTGGACCGGAGCGTTCGAAGCGTTGGAATCCGCTTTGACGGATTCCGCGACCGGCGTGAGCATGCTCGCCGGTGATGGGGAAGTGTTGGATGATCCGCTGACCGCCGCACGCAACAAGACCCGTGAGGGTATGAGCCTGCCTGTCATGTCTAATGAGATCGACGCGCGAATGTGTGCCGCATTGACCTCGGACGGTTCCGACGTGGAAGCGTCCAGTGGCATCGACACGGCATGCACGAGGGATATCGACGGATTGGATGAATTCCTGGACGACGATTCCAGCAAGAACATGCTTGACGAATGCGAGGAGCGTTTCTTCGCTTCGCTCATGCCATCCACAAAGGAGGAATGATGCAGCAGATTCCTGCTGACGCGAATCAGGTCGCCGACCAGCTTGCCACGCAGGTCGGCCAGTTTGCCAAGGAGAACGCGATTTTGAAAAGCCAGTTGGCGGCTGCGATGAGACTGATCCCAGCCGACGTGCTCGAAGCCATGAACAAGGAGGAAAACGATGGCCGCGACTAATGTTCATTTTTCATTCAAGGACGCTCAAGGCAAGGCGAAGACCGGTACTTTGCATTTCGCTCCGGTACGACGTCACATTTCCGGAGCGACTGTCGTCGTGCAGGGTGGATTCGACGTGACGCTTGGCCCTGACGGCACCACGACCGTGCAGCTTGAGCCGACAGACAACACATTCGCATGGCTGGTGCGAGAGTTCCCGGATGACACGGATTGTTCGTTCAAGCGTGTCGTGCAGATGCCGTCTTCCAGCGGGACTGTCGAGTATACGTCGCTGGTGGATGTGGATGCAGATACTTTGGCTCCGGCGCTTAATTCCGGTGCTGCGTTGACGTATCTGCTGGCCGGGTCGCTGGAGGAGGCGAAGGCGTTGAGCGCTGCGAATCCGGGTCAGATGGTGTTTTATTCGGAGGGCAGGGTCAAGACTGTGGCGTCTCAGATTTTGGAGGATGTGACGAACGCTCGTGCTGTGGTGGAGGCTCAGAGCGCCGTCGCCGCTCAGGCCGCGAATGCCGCTCAGGCCGCGTCCGACGCTTCACAGGCCGCCAGCGCGCAGGTGACGGCGGTGGCCGACAGCATCAGCAAGTCGCAGACGGCCGTGGAATCCCATGCCAGCGAGGCTCTGACGGCGATCGACGAGGCGGTCAAGAGCGTGCGGGACAAGGCGTCCGACGTGACCGTCGAGGACAAGGCCGAGACGCCGGGCGAATCCACGCACGACGCCACGGAAAAGGCCGACACCACGGATGCCGCGGCCGACGGTTCTCAGGAGGCGTGACAAATGGCCGTACTGCTCAACGGCGCGAAAGTCGGCCAACCGTACACCATGATCGGTGGTGAGCCGATGGCAATGAACGCGCTTTACGATGGCGTGAATGTATGGACGCCAGCCGCCGAAACACTCGTGGACGTGTGGCTCAAACCGGTCGATTTCACGGCTCAGGCGCTCTATGCCGACCACCCGGAAGTCAAGGTGGCCGCCCAGAAGGTCTTCGCCGACGGTCACATCGAGGACGCGTCCCTGACACTTTCCACGGCGGACACCACCGTGGCGGGCATCAATGCCGGCACGGTGAGCTTCGTTTCCGACACGTCGAATTTCCTTACCGTGCTCAAGCAGGATGCGTTCAACCCGTGTCACGTGTCGATTGCCGAAGGCGGCAAGACGTTGGGTGCCAAGCAGATCCTCGTCCAGCCCGACCGGCCTTCGACGGCTCCGGCCGGCAGCCTGTGGTGCCGCACCGAAAAACTCCACAACGGCCTCAAGTATTACACGGGCGCTGTCGGCACTGACGCTAACGTCATGTGCTTCCTCATCGACCGCATCCGAGAGGTGTGGCGCAAGGAATGGGATGACTGGAAGCTATTGACCGGAAAGGAATTGTGATGAGACGGACGAATCTGCATCCAAAACCCACTGAGACACTTGATGCGGAGAGCATCACGGATTACTACGCGAACGGGAGTTTCATGTCTTTGCGGCCGGGACAATACGTCGCCTCATGCGATGTCGCGCACGTCGGAGCCGAAGACGTGAAAGTCACGTTCTGGGCAAATCATATGCAAGTAGGGACAGGGAATGGTGCCATCGGCGCCAACGTGATGCGGATTGACCTTCAGTCCGACTCAGCACGATGCCTTTTTGCCGTCCACAAATGTAGGGCCACGGACTTTATTGTCGAGCGGGCCGACTCTCACGCTCTCGCTTCGGGGGGGGGCTTCCGGGCTTCTTCACCGCGCAGACCGCGCCGTACTAGCCTTGAGACGGGTGACCGCCGATGAGAATCAGGAATCTCTGCAATCCGCCGACGCTGAAGGATTATCCGGCGAACGCGCCGTGGACGCCGGACGGCACCACGGGCACCGGCGAGAAGACGGCGGACGGCTGGAAGGTGACGGTCACCGGCAGCGGCATCGGCTGGCTGTATCCGCCCCAGCAGCCGGACGGTTGCCGGTGCGTCTGCTGGCAGAGATCGGACGGCACCTACTGGAAGAACGTCAATGACGGCGTTACCATACCGGTCACGCAGGCGGAAAGCCCAATCATGGTCACGCGCGTCTGCGGATACGCGGACGGCGAACTGCCGGGCATGCTCGACGAAATCGGCCTGCCTTTGGTGTTCGCCGCCACCGACCACCCGTATTAACCAAAACACAGCCGCCCTACGTGGCGGCTTTCCATTAAGGAGATGTAATGTGCTGCAAAATTTCCTAGCCGGTTTCGGCGGTGTGGGCGGCGCGTGCGCCCTCATCACCCTCGGCCTCAAGCTCTGGCCGGGCGCTTTGGACGCGCTGGCGACCGGCCTGTACGCGCACGTGCGGCCCGAACGCCTGCCATACGATTCGCCGCTCTCGCAGCATTTCGCCAAAACCAGAATGCTAGGCGAACGCACCGAGAAATTCGACGACCGCATGGACGAACTATGCCGCGACACGATCAAAAACACGATCATCAGCCTGATCTACGGCGACCAGTCACACGACCATTCGGAGGCCGTCCGATACGAGCTCGCCAAGCTCGAAAAATTGGACGCGCAATGCTGGATCGTCAACGCCGCAGAAAAATACTTGGAGGACCGGCAGTGAGCGGCCCCGTCGCGTTGGGCGCGTATCTCATCCTCCTCGCGCTCATCATCGTGTTCCATCATGGTGCGCGCAGGCATTGATTTTCACACTGGTTTTCAAAGCCATCCCATTCCGGGATGGCTTTTCTATTTGCCACCGACTTGGTGGCGGGAAGGAGATGTCATGGACGATATCGTCATGACACCAGAGATGACACCGCAGGGCGACAGTCTGCCGCCCGAGAGCATTCCGGTCGTGTCCGAGGAGGACGCGGCCAAGGCCGTGGAAGGATTGGAGGACTAGCATGGCAAGCGTCAGCGCTTTGATCAACCGCATGCGCTACTGGTGCGCGGTCGCGAACATGGGCTATTCGCAGGCGGACCGTTGGAATTTCAACGCTTCGGCGGGCAATTGCGATTGCTCCAGCCTGGTCATCCACGCCTTGCGTGAGGCGGGATTCGACACCGGCACGGCCACCTACACCGGCAATCTGAGCGGCAATCTGACCCGTCGCGGCTGGACTCGCCTGGCCGCGACCGGCAATCCGCAGCCGGGTGACATCCTGCTTAACGACGTGCACCACGTGGCCGTGTATCTGGGCGGCGGCAGGCTCGCGCAGGCGTCCATCAGCGAGCGTGGCACCGCGTATGGCAGGGCGGGCGACCAGACCGGCCGCGAAACCAATATCCGCGCCTACTACAACTACCCGTGGAACTGCTACCTCCGCTACGGCGGCGGCAACACCGGCACCGCATCCACCGGCGCTCTCGCCGTTGACGGCAATGTCGGACCCGCGACCGTGCGCCGTTGGCAGCAGGTGATGGGCACTACGGTGGATGGCATCATCAGCGGCCAGGTCGTACCGGACGGACGCACCTACTGGCGTCCGGCCATCGATTCGAGCGTGGTCCGCTACGGTGCCGGCGGCAGTGACCTGATCCGCGCCGTGCAGCGTCGCCTGGGCTGTGGTGTTGATGGACTGCTCGGACCGGCCACCATTCGCGCCATCCAGGCGCATTACGGCTTGGCGCGGGACGCGAGCTTCGGCCCGGCGACCGCACGCGCCTTGCAGTCGGCGCTCAACCAAGGACGATTCTAAGGAGGAAACAATGGCGGAACATGCAGCAGAGGATTCCACCCTCGAAACCGTCGTGAACGACCTGACCGACGAGCGTGAGGACGGGCAGGACAACCAGCAGCCGGACGCGTACACTCCGGTCTTCTCCAAGCAGGTGCGTACCGTGGTCTACGTGCTCGGTCTGATCGCCTCGTGCGTCGGCCTTGGCTTCATGACCTTCGGTGACGCGGCTGTCGGCGGATACATCTCGACTGTCGCCGGCTTCCTCGCATCCGGGCTGGGCGTCGCCTACAACCCGCTCCGCAAAAACTAAGTGTTGTGGCTGACTCTGACGCAACACCTGACCGTGATTAGTTTTCTGGCGTGGGACTCAAACTCGCGCCGGAAACTCAAACTCGGGTGGGAGAAAATTCCCGCATTTGGGTGCTTGTGGAAATTTTTACACCTTGTTCTTAACACGTTTGAATCGCGCTTTTGAATTCCTGTTGGAATATTTTGCACCCTCATGCAAATCGCCCCTCTTCCAGCCACGGCTGGGGGAGGGGCGATTTCTTGTTATTCGGTCTTGTTCTTGCGTGGCCGTCCGCCGCCGACACCACGGCCGGGGCGCTGCGCGTTCCACTGGTCGATGGTCTCGGGGAGCCAGCCGCGCGTGCGGCCGATGGTCACGTCCGGCTCGGGCAGGTCGTAGGAGGCGGCGTTCGCGACGCCCAGGCGTTCAGAGACCTGTTTGATGCCGAGGTATTCAGTCGTCATCGTCCCTCCTGTCCCTGATGAGCGTGGCGATGCCCCAGATTCCCGCCGCGAGTCCGAACAGTCCGGCCTGCCATGCTTTCCCGGCGCAGCCGAGCGAGAGCGATGTCAGACCGCATACGATGCCGCATACGGCGAACAGTGTGCTTGTTCTCATGATGGATCATGAAATAGGATGGAACCGGAGGGTTCCGGGCAGTAGGAGTGCTCGGAACCCTCTTGTCATCTGCCGTGCCTAGGTGGCTTTCTGAGCGAGATGACCAGCGCCGCCAGTGCGATGATGTTGCTTGTCACTGAGCTGATGGCGTTTACGATGTCCGTCCATTTCATGTTCACCTCCTTTCCTGTTGACATAAACTATTGTATCAAATATATATAA